TTAATGCAGAAAATAACTGCAAGTGGGGGTGTATAGACATTGACCAATACCCGCTAGATCACAAGACTCTTGTAGAAAAGATACGGCGCATGAAACTGCCTCTTGTGGTTTGCCGATCTAAGAGTGGCGGAGCTCATTGCTTTCTGTTCACAAGTGAATGGATTGAAGCTAAGGAGATGCAACAAACGCTTCAGCATATCTCCGCCGCTCTTGGCTACGGTCAAAGCGAGATTTTTCCAAAACAAATTAAGTTACAACTAGAACGTGGCGATGTAGGTAACTTTTTAAACTTGCCCTATTATGACGCAGAGGGAGGGCTACGATACGGTATAAAGGATGATGGCACTTCTGCGACCTTAAACGAATTTTTAGCTTTGTACGAGGCTCATAAGCAGACTTTAGAACAAGTCCAAGCCCTACAAATCGAAGACAAAACAGATACACCAATCAAAGACGGCCCACCTTGCCTCCAAACTCTTTGCGCAAGCAAAATTGCTGAAGGTGGGCGTAACAATGGTTTATTTAATATAGCGGTTTATCTTCGTAAAGCTTATCCTGATAGTTGGGAAACAGAAATACTAACCTACAACATGATGTATTTTGAGCCACCTTTGCCTTTGTCAGAAGTAAACATTGTAGCTAACCAAGCTAAACGTAAGGATTATGCTTACAAGTGTAATGATGCACCAATTAACTCGCATTGTAACAAAGAGTTATGTCGAACACGAAAGCATGGAGTTGGATCAGCTGTACAAGGTGCTACCATTGCAAACCTTAGAAAATACAATTCTGTTCCTCCAGTGTGGTTCATGGATGTAAACGCTGAACCCTTGGAGCTCGATACAGATGCTCTACTATCTCAAGCCACATTTCAAAAAGCTTGTATGGAGCAGTTAAACTTTATGCCTCGCACAGTTGGTAAGCCTATGTGGGAAGGACGTATTAGTTCGTTACTGACAGAGATGAAAGAAAACGAAGCGGCAATCATAGAAGTAGCTGAGGATGCTAGTACATCTGGTCAGTTCTATGATTACCTTGAAGAGTTCTGTAGACACTTACAACAAGCTCAGGCTAAAGAAGAAATACTTTTACGCCGACCTTGGACAGACGAAGAAGATAATTTAACTTATTTTAGATTACGAGACTTTGAGAATTTTCTTAAAAAAAATAAATTCTTTGAATACAAGTCTCACAAGATTGCCCAACGCTTACGAGATATTAACGGGTCCAGTACTGTTTTAAATATACAAAACAGATCTGTAAGATGTTGGGCAATACCCGCTTTTGCAAGCGTGGACTTTGACTTAAACCCGCCTAACATGGGCAAAAAAGGGGAGACACCATTTTAATGGAAGATGAAGAAGAAAGAATGGTCAAGGCTGAGGGACTTGACGATGCAATTTTAGGGACTGGTGGTCGTATAAATATGGATGAAGTTATCATCTATAGCTACGATAAATGTGTGAAGATCTTCATGGATAGAGATAAAATGACATATGAAGAAGCCATAGAATGGATGGAGTTTAATGTTGTAGGAGCATGGTGGGGTCCAAAAACGCCTTTGTTTATGCATGAAATACCTTCTTTTATGGAGACGGACGATTTTTTAGAAGAACTTGGTTTTCACAAGCCCATGAACGATAACTAATGTTTAGAATCTTTGGACCACCTGGAACTGGTAAGACCACAACTTTGTTGAATATGTTAGACAAAGCTCTTGAGAGTGGCATATCACCAGATCGAATTGCATTCCTTGCCTTTACTCGTAAAGCCGCAAGTGAAGCTAAAGAACGTGCGTCAGCTCGTTTCCATTTGGATCCTGATAAAGATCTCTTTTACTTCCGTACCTTACACAGTCTGGCCTTATCTATGAGCGGTATCCGTACTGAACAAGTTATGGGTAGAGAACATTACAAGGAGCTGAGTGAAATAATATCCATACCTCTCGTCTCACGGACCTCATTAGAGGATGACATAGCCGATAAGCAAGCCACCGATCATCCTATTCTTAGTCTTATAAATCTAGCCCGCTTATGCAAAACACCTTTGCGGGAGCAGTATAACCAGACTTTTTTAGAATTTGATTGGAATACTGTAAACTATGTAGCTAAGTGTTACACGCAATACAAAGAACAGCACGAGCTGTATGACTTCACAGATATGTTACAATGTTTTATAGACGAGGCGGAAGTCGCTTGCCCCAAGTTTGATCTGGTATTCCTAGACGAAGCACAAGACCTTAGTCCTTTGCAATGGGACATAGCTCATATATTAGATAAGAACGCAAAGAAAATGTATGCAGCGGGTGATGATGACCAAGCTATATATAGATGGGCGGGAGCTGACGTAGAACATTTCATTACATTAGATGGATCTAGTGAAACTCTATCACAATCGTACCGCGTCCCAAGGCTTATTCATCGTACCGCAGAAAATATTGTATCACGAATTACAAGTCGATATCCAAAGAAGTATGAACCAAAAAATGAAGAAGGCAACGTACAACACATAAGTCGTATGGAAGATCTGGACGTATCTACTGGACAATGGCTCATCTTAGCTCAGGCGGGTTACATACTTAATCCCGTTGTGGAATTTCTAAAATCTTCAGGTTATCTTTACACACACAAAAACAATCGATCCATATCATCTAAAACATCTTCTGCCGTTAATGGTTGGGAACAGCTCCGTAAAGGTAAAAGCATAACATTGGAAACCGCCAAAGATATCTATAGTTTTATGTCTACGGGTACACGAGTTAAGCGTGGATTTAAAACAATGAGTGGAGCTGACGATAGTAATGTCTTTAATATGTTCCAATTACAAGATGATTGGGGCCTCGTAATAGGAGAAGAGTTGATTTGGAGAGAAGCTCTTGATAGATTACCAGAAGAATCACGGGTCTATATTACCGCTATGCTACGAAGAGGTGAGAAATTTAATGCAAATCCTCGTATTACAGTATCCACGATCCACGGTTCTAAAGGTGGCGAATCAGAAAACGTAGTTGTGTTTACAGATTTATCTCCGTCAGCTGACGATGCGATGAGCGGTGGTAATGACGATTTACACAGAGTGTTTTATGTAGCTGTAACAAGAGCTAAAGAGAATTTATTCATCGTAGAATCAGAAGATAGTAATAGGAGCTACGCAATATGAGACATATGGAGTATATGAAGATGAGACAAAACGAACTCAAAGACATGGTTAATCATCCTGATCACTATACAAACAGTTCTATTGAAACAATAGACATAATAGAATCCGTCACAGCTGAAGGTTTTCAGTATTATCTAGAAGGTAATATATTGAAATACCTTACACGCTACAGACATAAAAACGGTATCGAAGATCTTAAAAAGGCTCAGTGGTATCTTAACAAACTAATCGAGGTACAATATGACACTACAGATGGCGATGTTCACACCGAAAACGGAATGGGTTCCACCACATGAGCTACCAGATCTTAGTGAAGCTAAGACAATAGCTATTGATGTTGAAACTAAAGATCCAAATCTAAAGACTAAAGGACCTGGATGGCCAACTGGAGATGGCGAGGTCGTAGGATACGCTGTAGCTGTAGACGGTTGGAAAGGTTATGTCCCTATCCGTCACGGCGGAGGTGGTAATTTAGATGAACGTATTGTTAATAACTGGCTAAAAAAGGTTTGCGAATCACCCGCTGATAAAATTATGCACAACGCACAATATGACGCGGGTTGGCTCAGGCGCATGGGTTTTACCGTCAATGGACGTATCATTGATACAATGGTCATAGCCTCGTTACTTGATGAGAATAGATTTAGTTATAGTCTTAACGCTTTGTCCTTTGAGTATCTGTCAAAAACAAAAAGTGAGAAGAACCTGACTGAAGCTGCTAGAGATTTCGGGGTCGATCCCAAAGCTGAACTGTGGAAACTGCCCAGTATGCACGTTGGTCCATACGCCGAAGTTGATGCCGAGCTCACATTGGAACTCTGGAACTACTTTAAGCCCCTCATTTCCAAAGAGGATCTCTGGAGTGTCGTAAATCTGGAGCTCGATGTCTTGCCCGTTCTGATAGATATGACTTGGCGGGGTGTTCGCATTGATCAAAATCGTGTTGAACGAACCAGAGACTTTCTGCTCAAGGAAGAAAAATCCGTCTTGGCTAAAATCAAACATATGACGGGCATGAACGTAGAAGTTTGGGCGGCACAATCACTCGCCAAAGCTTTTGACATAGTCGGTATAAATTATCCAAAGACTGAGAAGGGTTCACCATCATTTACAAAATCCTTCCTATCCGAGCATCCTCACGAATTACCTAAGATGATACTAAGGACCAGAGATCTTAACAAGACTTCTGGTACATTTATTAATACCATTATGAAACATACTGCTTTTGATGGACGTATACATTCACACATAAATCAAATCAGATCTGACGATGGTGGCACCGTATCAGGACGAATCAGTATGAATAACCCAAATTTACAGCAAATACCCGCTCGTAATCCTGAGTTAGGTCCTATGATTCGCTCCTTGTTTTTACCTGAAGAGAATGAGCAGTGGGCTAGTATAGATTTCTCGCAACAAGAACCACGAATCTTGGTTCATTATGCCCACGCCTACGGTAAATCTCAAGGCCATGACATGAAAGGTGTACAAGAATTTGTCGATGGTTACCAAAATGATCCCGATATGGACTTCCATACCATGGTAGCTGACATGGCTAAAATACCTCGTAAGCAAGCCAAGACTATAAATCTAGGTATGATGTACGGCATGGGTGTTAATAAACTATCTGATCAGCTCGATATATCCGTGGAAGAAGCTAAAGGTCTGGTGAAACAATACCATGAACGTGTTCCTTTTGTGAAAATGCTCATGCACGGTGTAATGAATAAACTTAACTCACGACAAAGCTCAGGTTCGATTCGCTCTATATTAGGTAGAAAATGTAGATTTGATCTGTGGGAGCCTGATTCGTTTGCGATGAACAAGGCCTTGTCCCTGAAAGATGCACTCAATGAACACGGCCCAACGACCAGACTAAAGCGAGCCTACACTTATAAGGCCCTTAACCGTCTTATTCAGGCCTCAGCCGCTGATATGACTAAGCAAGCTATGGTTGATATCTACAAACTAGGTATAACACCGCTTATTCAAATACATGATGAGGTGGCTATCTCCGTTTCTAACGATGATCAAATTGATTCGATCGTCTATGCCATGGAAAATGCCGTTAAATTAAATGTTCCTAGCAAGGTAGATGTAGAAATAGGACCATCTTGGGGTGAAGCTAAATAACCTATTGACGAAATCATATAAAGTCGCATATAATCCCTTAAAACATAAGGATTTATGCGATATGGATACTGAAAAATGGAAAAGCATTCTTGTTCCCAAGGACGTTTACTTAGAAATTAAGAAAATTGCGGCTAAAGAGGGACGAACTTTAGGTGGACAACTACGCTACATTCACGCTCATTATGTTTCTGAAGAAGAAAAGAGAGTGAAAGAGCTTGTAGATGCCCAAATGTCGTTAAGAAAAGCTAAAGATCACTCAGCCGCGTCCATTGACGGGTAATTTGTATCTTTATTTTGCATCATTTTGGATGCTTCAACGCCCATATTATACAAAGCGTCTGTCATAGGTCCGTCTGAGGCCTTCTTACCTCGTCCCGATAGAAAAACTTCTACGGGAGTGTTAGTTTCTGGATGAAAAGATACTGTTACAGCTAGTCCTTCACCTACATCTGTCGTTACGCATGGTCTTCTATTTGGTAAATTTGTCATTAGTTTCCTCCTTAAAAAATACATTCTAATTAATAAATTATTTTTTTGGTAGTCTTGACTTTTGTTTTTTTTTTAAAACGTGTTATACTTCAGGTATGGACCCAGTTACTATCACACTTGCGATGGGAATCGCATCTAAAGCTTTTGCAGCTATAAAAGGTGGATTCCAAGCGGGTCGTGATATTGAACAAATGTCAGGTGACATTAGCCGTTGGATGGGAGCCGCAAGTGATGTTGATAACGCAGAAAAACAAGCCAAAAACCCAGGAGTGTTTAGTAAAGTTTTTGGTGGTGGAAGTATTGAAGCTACTGCACTACAGGCTTATTCTGCAAAAAAGAAATTAGAAGAACAGCGTTATGAGTTAAAGATGTTTTTAAATATGACTCATGGTCCTCAAGCTTACGAAGAACTATTACAGATGGAAGGTCAGATTAGAAAAGAACGACAGCAAACAATATATAAACAACAACAGATCAGAAAACAAATTGGTGAAGGCATTGCATTGTTGTTTTTAGTTTTAATTATAGGAGGCTTTTTATTATTGTTAGCCAGTGTTTTTACTAAATCCAAGGCAGATGGTTATAAATACAAACCTAAAGATTTAACAAGGCAGCAAAAAATAAATAATGGTACAATAACACGACCTATTATGACCACATGCAGATTAAAAAAACGTAAAGTGTATAAAGATAAAATGGCTTGTATATATCAAGGCGCTCAAAAAACTTTTACGTTAGATTTTACAGATTTGGCAAATGGTTGCCCTCGCAAGTATAAATGTGTTCTTGACAAAAATGGTTCTGAGCCTTCGATTGATAGTGTGATGGAAAGTCTTAGGAGTATAGCTAAATGAGTAAGTGTGTTGGAGTTTGTAAGTTAAATGAGCAGAAAGTTTGTATCGGTTGTAATCGTACAATAGAAGAAATTAAAGAAGCGTATAAAAATAAATGAACGATTCGATCTATGAGAACGGCGAATATACCTTGAAAGTAGGGTCTAACGCCAAAGGAACTGTATATCGCAATGATAAACTATTGTTTACGGGAGACAGTCGCATGGCCATAAACTTCTTTTGTAGCAACTGTTCCGATGAAAAATTACGAGCTCAATTAAAAAAATACAAATATGTTAATATATGGGATTGACGGCATTGTTTTAATTTAGTACAACTTAATTGCGAGAGACACTTTAACAAACATCTTAATGTACTCCTATTCATTAAGGTTAAATTGCAAAACAGAAAAATCCGTTAGGCTATCCCTAGCGGATTTTTTTTGTTGACATCGTATGCGATAAATCTTATTCATTATATGTGCGGATTGTTTAGCACGTTCAGGACTGTGATTTTCTCTCCATTAAATCTTAGTGACGCAACCTCAAAACAATCCGCACACCAACATTAACAAAGACTTGGAGGTCAAATAATGGAAGACGAATATGTTTACAGCTTAGACTGCAAAAACTGTGGCGATAAAACGTGTGCCGAAAAAGCTTTTTTCCACAAGAATGAAACCTTTTGTGATGACTGTTGTCCAGAGGGGTATGGCGAATGATTAATCCTACAGAAAAAAAGAGGCGTGGTTATCTCATGCATTTTGAAGAAGGAGCTGAGGATGCTATCCTTTATCAAAAAAGAAATGAGGAAAAAAGATCTTCTGCCTATTATAGACGAGGCTATGAATTTGGAGTTAAAATTTATTTAAAGCAGTATATAAAAGAAGGTAGTGACAAATGAGTACGCAAAACACAACTCATGCCGTGATGAGCCAACGCCATGAGGATAAAGATAGTCTGGATTATTTTCCAACTCCGCCTTGGGCAACCAGAGCTCTGTTTCAGGAAGTTCTTAAACATCCTGATTTTAATATATTTCCCAGAATAGAAAAGTTTGATGGATCTTGTTTGGAACCCGCTTGTGGCGGGGGACATATGGTCAAAGTCCTACAAGAATATTTTTTAAATGTTCAATCATGTGACATAGCTGACTATGGCCAAGATCGTATTCAGGATTTTCTAGCCTTGGAATCTAAAGACACTTACGATTTTATCGTTACCAACCCACCTTTTAATTTAGCTGAAGAATTTGTCCGTAAAGCCCTCCCTATCACAAGGCAGTGTGTGGCAATCTTCGCACGAACTCAATTTATGGAAAGTATAGGACGCTATGAAAGATTATTTAAGCCAAATCCACCGCACGTTATTGCACAATTTAGCGAGCGAGTACCAATCGTTAAAGGTCGTTTGTCTGCAACAGCTTCGACAGCTACAAGCTACGCTTGGTTCATATGGCGTGGCACTGCGGGAAGCCCTCACACAGCTCAAACAAAACTGTTCTGGATCCCGCCATCACGAAGAACCTACGAAAAACCAAACGACTATGAAGAACGTGTGGAAACTCCACATTCTCGACCCACGGGTCACGCCTCACAAGCTAACCTTTTTGGAGAAAGTAAAGGAGATATTTAAATGAGTGTATTAAAACAACATCAGGATTGGATGACAAAACATTACGAAACCTTGCTTAATTATAAGTTAGTTCATTTCCAAATAGAAACTGATGAAATAGAAGAAATTAGTTATCCAACATTTACTTTAGTGGAAGTTAAAACTGGAGAAATAAGAAAAATAAGAATTTGTGATAAGCATCGTCAGGATGAAGGTCATTTAATGATAGCAAAATATGGAGAGGAATTTACAACATGAATAAAGAAAATGCTTGGATTAATATCCACGAAATGCCAATATGGGCTGAAGCTATTTTAGAAGTGGAGGGCCTCATTAACGAAGAAGTCTCAAAGTTAAAGAAAAAAGGAGATGTCGAAATGGCAGACAAACTCCGTAAATGCTTAGTGGTGATTAAACGTGGATACTAAGGATTATACACGTTGCCGAATATGTAATGAAAAGCTGAAAGACGTTAAAGTTACAAGAAACAAACCTAAAATGTGTTCTTTATGCCGAGGCGATACAGTCAGTAATAATATTAGCGTCTATAGAATGTACCAACACGCCATCGCTAACCCTAAAGAACCCGCTGAAGATGAAATGGTCTTTGAAGATGATCCTAAAGCAGCGGAATATGATAAAAATGAAAAGGGTAAAGTCTCACGAACCACGACCCACGTTTCCACAGAAACTATTTTAAGCGAGATTATTGTACAATGAAAGATGAAAGACATGTGTATGAATGCACAGATTGTAATGAAATGTTTTACGCCGATGAGCCTTGTGAAGACCGAGATATTTGCGATAGATGCCGAGAGGAATATAAATGTCAGAATTAATCTGTAATCT